TTGGACCTTCAAATTGAAGATGGAAAGTTTGAGTGATATGGAGGATTGTATCACCGTATTAGAAACTGCCACAAACGCTTTACGAATTAAGTATGTAACATCTCACGATGAAGGTTTAAGAAACCTATATGAAGAGTTACTTACACTTGATGAGAAAGATGAGAAAGGTGCTAAAAAATTGGTAGACACCTATTGTAAAAAGAACAATCAGGAATATCAAATGACTATGTTTCAATTAGGAATGGGTCGTTTGAAATATGACTATTGGGATTGGTCTAACACAGTAAAGTATGTGGAACGACTACAAGACGCTTACGATAGAGTGAACGAAGGAACTGATTATTAATTCCCCCAATCAAGAACCCGCTGTAATGGTGGGTTCTTTTACAAACAATTTAAAACATCTAAAATGGATAAAAAAATGATTGAACTGATGTTGGATAATATCCAATCTCGTTTAAAAGAACTATACACCAATACTGAAATTGGTGGTGATGATATGGACGACTTTAATAATTGGATTGAACTAATTAGAAAAGAATTGATGTATTATCAAATATTAAAAGATATGAAAAACGAAATTAAATAATATGAAAATAGAATTAAAACAAGATGAATTAGGTATGATATATGTTCTTTGTGTAGAATATTTAACCGAACACAAGGACGAATGGATTGAAGGAACACCACATATAGAAACAATAAAATCATTAATAGAAAAATTAAACTATATAAAAATTAAATAAAATGAACCCATTTAAGAAAAAGTGTGTAGATTTATTAAATCTTTTCAAACCTCATTTTAATAAAGTTAAGATAATGGCGTATGAGGAGTGTGCTGATTTAGATTTATATGGGGATAATTATTCATTTCACATTAACGATTTTACCGAACAAGGACTTTATATGTTAATGGTAAGAAAAGGTAAATGGGTAAATGGTGAATGGAAGACAGGTGAAATATATGGTGTTACTTTTATTAGTTCACCATTAAACTTTATAACTGATAGAAAAAAACACCCAATTAAGTTTGATGAAAATTATTTAGTTCAAGCAATTACAGAACCGTTCAAATAAAATGATATGAACTTAAACTTTAACAAGGAAGAATTAAACGCAATCGTAGGAGTAATAGGTTTTTTTGAAAGGGTGTGTTCTAACGCAACAACTGAACCAACAGACCTTACACCTATAAAACAAGAATTATTCATACAATTACATAATGTCCTACATAAAATAGAAAAAGCAATTGAGTAGGTATTTTCTGTTAGATGTTTAGACCTACTCTAAAACCTCACTCTAATCGGTGGGGTTTTTTTGTGCGCTGTGTTAGATGTTGTCTGGCAACATATTGATTGTGGCACTTGCCAAACAATATTTAATCTGTAATTGGACCACCAACAACCCACGCGTCGCAGGTTCTACTTGCCGCACACTTAAAATCAAACGCCTCACAATATCCTAAATCACCCGCTTCAATAGTATCCCACTCGTTAGTATCGTTGATACCACCAGCAATACAATCCAACATATTTTTTGTTTGAACGAAGAACGCACAATTACCACACAGGGATTTTTTTGCTGACGCTACATCACCCTCAAACATATCCGCCTTCTTCTTCCAATACTCCTCATTTGGTTCGTTTGGATTGAGTGGACCATAGTTAGCTTTATCTATCGCCTTCTGTCTATTACCTAAATTAAGTTCTACATTCTGTGTGCTCTCGGGACATTCAAACTCAAACTTATCACTATCTAATGAATTAAACTTTTCTCTCTCTATTTGTTTTATCTTACTCTCACTCCAACTCAACGCACTTAATCCACCCCAACTATCATACATCAACTTACCGCAACCATCACCATATCCTTTACTACTTTCTAAATCTACTTTGTGTCTTGATAAATAACTATACATTCTCTTGATGGTGTCTTCACTAATAGGTTCGCCCTTCGCTAATTGATTAACTCGTGCCTTACCAACGGCAGTCCCACAAGAACCCCAACCATTCTCCTCAACATATTTCAACACCGCCTTTGCGTTGTTCTTAACACTATCGGGATAGTCGCGGTATGACTTAAACTCTTCTAATTTAGAAAAGTATTGGTTCATTTTTGACTGATGGACTTGTTTAAGAATATTAAACTGCTTCTTCATCTTGTATTGGTTCTACCACATCTACATTATTGAAATGGTCTATTTCCTCAACAGGTGTTGGTATAGATTTTACTTTCTTTTTAGGTTCTTCTATTACTGGCTTACCGTTTATTGAAACGATTTTACCATCTTGTATGTGTCTTATTTCCATAATTAATTTCTTGCTTTTCTATCGTGTTTATTATAAGTTTTTTTATACCTACCACCTTTTCTTTTACCAAAGGTGACTTTATTACCTGAATTACTTTTTCCCTTTGCCATACAATATTGATTTTAATTTTTTTAATTCTTTCTCCTTATCTATCCTTTTAATATTTGTTGTTGCTATTGTAGGTGATATTAATTTCTTTGTATCCTGTTCGTTGTATGGTGGTAGACCTGTTGTGTTAATACTCATTTGAATAATTTATATAATAGATTATGTTTATAGTTGTAGTGTTTCATCACCATCTCCGCTATTTGAAAATCAAGTAGGTTGTTATAACCTTGTAAGTTTCTGTAACTCATTATATACTATTGCTGTTTTTTAATTTTCTATTCTCTACCATTAGTTCGTCCACCATCTTTTGTAGGTCTTGAACCTTTATATTCAACTCGTGTATTTCAGTTTTTAAATCATCAATAATTTTGGTATATATACCCACAGACAATTCAAGATTTTTTAATACCTGATTATCCGTATCAGCGTTTGTCTTTCTTCTACCAGCAAAGTAACCAATCATAGTGGTTACAACGGTCAATACAATCTGTTCTATCATCTTCATTTTGTTTTGTTATACTTTATTACCAATCACAATTTGGAGGGTCTGTGTGGTCCAGCTCACTATACTGTGTTATGTTATTACTCATACTATTTGGTGTTGACCTGTATGAACGACTATCTAATTGTATCCCTGAAAAATAGTTGTTCCATCTTTGAGACCTAACAACTTGATTTGAGTTTGATTGATTGATAAGTGGAAACCAACCGATGTTAATTCTAATAAACTCTTGTAGTTGTCTTCTGTATATGTCCGCTCTGTTAGTCAACATAGAACGAAGAAACTTAATCTCTTCAATACCTACTGACTTTCTACCATCACCATCTGTTCCACTCGTAACACCATTATTAACCATTTTCATATAGATAGAAAGGGTGCTTTCGTGTGCTGCCGTCCATATCAAAAAGTTTCCAATATAATCCATCAGTTGTGTTTCTTCTGGTGTAAGTGGTGTTGCGTTTGTAATACTATCACATAGTGAATTGTATTGTAAGTCCCCCAATATTTGTTGAACTTGTGTTTGTGCGTAAAAAATATTAGGACGAAGAGTATGTGCGTCAAGATTTGGAGAGATACTCGTGAGAGAGGTAAGTTTATCCATACTCACCATTAATACATAATTACTCATATTTTATATTGTTTCTATTTCTTCTTCACCCAAATACGCAGAACATTCTTCTTCTGTTAAACCATATCCTGATTTTAACATCTGTTTTGCCATTTCTCGTGTTATTTTATTTTTGGAATATTCCCTAATAATTCTCATAAGGTTTTGATATTCTCTACCACTTAACTTTTTAAGATTATCATTTACAGACATTTCTGTCTCACTACCAGGTTGTGGTAATGTTGATGTAACCTCTCCCGCTTTTGGTGCCACACCAATTTCACTACCTGTATCTTCAATATCCAAAATAGGGTTTTGTTCTAATACTAATTTAACTTTAACCTTTGTCTTAATGAATATCATTCTTTCTAACTCACCCAAAATTAATCTTTGAACTGGCTTACAAGATGTATTGATAAAGTGATTATAAGATACTAAAATCTCATCTTTGTTGCTACCTAATCCTGTTGCTCCTGCTTCTCTAATTCCTAAAAGTAATGGAGATGTAATTTGATGTGC